CCCCGCCCCCCGCCCCGCCGCCGGGCCCGGCCCCGCGGGGCGGGCGCGCGGGAGATTGAAATTGGTCTAGTAGCCACCTTAAAAAAATATTCCAAAGGGGGGCCATCTCATTCCAATTTAATTGTAGTTAGACCATTGCAAAGAAGGCTATCTCGTGATATGCTGTTAGCAGTAGACCCGCCGCGCCTCTGTTTCAAGCGTACTTCGGTGGGTGTTTTTATTTCTACACAGTTGCCTATTGTCACAAACTCTGCAAGATTTTGTTACGCGACCAGAATATGCTTGACAAATGTTTTTATGGCTGAGTACAATCCAGATATTCCGCAAGCGTAAGATGAATAACAAAAGACTTCCTTCCAAGCAGCTTTAAGTTTTTAAGGCTAGGTGTGTTTACACATTTTGGCCCAAGCCCAATCTTTTTTTTGACTAGTTATGTCTAAGCTACTTCTTCTTCCAAACCAGATAATGTTTCGCGGCAATGTCTAACGACCAAGTTAGCACCATCCTCCTTTCCTCCATTGTGGAGTCGGGAAGCCGTACCTTAGAGGCTAGGGAGCCTGCTAAGGCTATGTTGTGCTTGGAGCTGCTGGCGGATGGATCGACCTGGCAGCAGGTGGCGGATGAGACAGGATGGAGCTTTACGCAGATTGGGGCTGTCAAAGCTCGGCATGAGGTGGCTATTGAGGTGAGGAAGAAGCAACTAGCGGCTGATGGCTTTGAGATGGCTGAGGGCATTAGGCTTTTGCTAAAGCAAAAAATGGCTATGCTGGCAGACAATCCAGATGCTTTGTCTAAGGTGAACGTGAAGGACTTGGCGCTGTCCTATGGCATAGCCGTGGATAAGGGTATGCTGGCTTTAGGGGAGAACAAGATGGTCATTGAGCATAAGGCGGGTAAGCCAAGCCTAGAGGATGCTATGAAAGCCATTGAGGATGCTAGGGCCGCGCTTCAGAAGGAAGCCATCAACGTATGAAACTGAAGAAGAAACACGAGGAGTTGAGGATTCATTTGTTTAAGCTGGTTGATAGATACCGCTGGCCTGAGTATTCCGTAAGCGACCAAGACCTGAAGGCTTTCATTAAGAAAGAAAGCGAAGGTACTGGAGAAGTGCCAGAGCCTTTGTTATGGGCTAAGAAGTGCGAAGAAATTACTATTCAGCAAATGTGGCATGAGATGGCTGAGTGCTGGGCAGGAAACTTTGGCTGGCATGGCATTTGGCGCAACAACCTCACCCACGCTTGGGCTAGTCGGAATGGCAGCAACATCACCGTTAGAAAAATCTTGGCACAGAAGCGTCTCATTAAAAAGCATAAAAGTTTTATGGGTGCCATGCTTGCTTGCACGGCTTTCAGCGAAGACGACAAGCAGCGTTACATTTCAATTTGGCTGGCTAACAATCCATGATCTGGAAAAAGCATCCCATATTAGTTCCTCCTACGAACGAGGAGATGGCACGGATGAAGCCAGAAGCCTTGGCCAATCTGTTCGACATCTACCATCAGGCCATTGAGAATAGTCAGCGCGACCCCTATCGTTATGGATTTAAGCTGCCTCATTGGAAGAAGGCGGAGGAGTTGCTAGGGGAGTTTAACGAATTGCTTGTAAGCGGCGGCAATCGGTCTTCTAAGACAACGTGGGCGGCTACGGCTGTTGTGAAGGCTGCGATGGAGAATCCAGGCAGTGTCATCATGTGCTTTGCCCAGAATGCGGATGTGTCCATCCGTCAGCAGCAAAGTGCCATCTATGATGCCTTGCCAGAAGAGCTGCGTAAGAAAACCCTGAGCGCAGAAGAGAACATCAGCTACACACGCAAGAATGGTTTCTCTAAAAGCAGTCTAATCCTGCCAGGCACTCGTAGCCACATCATCTTTAAAACCTATGCACAATTCCTCAACAACGACACCATCTTGGAAGGCGCGGAGCTGGGCAGCCGTGAGCCTGTTTGGCTTAACATCGGCGCTTGGTGTGACGAGTATCTTATTGGCCCTGAGTTGCTCACTACTCTTCGCTTCCGCCTTGCTACAAGGAATGCTAAGATTATTGTTACGTTTACTCCTATTGACGGCTACACAGAAGTTGTACGAGACTATCTGGAGAAAGCACGAACAGTTGAAACTAAAGTTGCAGAACTTCTAAACGATAGGCTGGTGCCGTTTGTTCAGCACTCGGCAAATAGAAATAGCGCCATCATCTATTTCCATTCCAAGGACAATCCGTTTGGCGGATATGAGCGCATTGCCCAAGACTTGAAGGGACGAGCCGAGGAAGAAATCCTTACCCGTGCTTATGGCATCCCTACCAAGAGTGCATCCACTAGGTTCCCCATGTTCTCACGGGAGGTTAATGTCATCAAGCATGATGCCATCCCCAAGGACTTAACCCGTTACATGATCCTTGACCCTGCTGGTCGTAAGAATTGGTTTATGTGCTGGATTGGGGTGGATGAGAGTGAAACCTACTACGTCTATCGTGAGTGGCCCGATGTTAATGTGGGCGATTGGGCCAAGTGGCATGGCGGCAAGTGGATTGGCGGAGAAGGTAGTAAGGGGCTAGGCTATGGCATTGGAGACTACGTTAGTCTCATTACACAATGCGAGAGCGATAATGGTGAAGAGATAACAGAACGCCTCATTGACCCACGCCTTGGTGCAGCCAAGTACCAGTCTCAGAACGGGGCTAGCTCTATCATCGAGGACTTAGCGGACAATGGCCTTACATTCATCCCTGCGCCAGGATTGGACATCGAGGATGGCATACAGGCCATTCAGACCAAGATGGCATACAATCGCAAGGTGAAGATGGATAGCCTCAACCGTCCACGCTTCTACGTCTCAGAGCGGTGCGATAATATAATCACAGCCTTGCAGGAATACACGGGAGACGGTGGCAGCGACGAAGCATGGAAAGACCCAGTGGATGTCATTCGCTACGCTTGCATAGACAACATTCGCTTTGTAGATGAAACAGTCCAACCCAAAACTCGTTCCCAAGGAGGATACTAATGAAAGCTAAGTCACTTAAAGTTAAACTCAAGTCCATTGAAGAACTTAACGAAGCCAGCCCGGAGCAACCCAAGTTTTTGCGTGCTGTGGTTAAGTCTCAGGCCCGCAACCCTCAGTGGGTGTTTGCAGCCATTGATGGCATCGAAGGTAAATGCGTCGTAGCCATTCCGCGCCGATTTACAGGCAAGCTAGAAGGCAAAGTCATTAACGTAGAAGTAATTAAAGATGAAACAGGCACCAGCTACCGACACGAGTTCCTTAGCGCCTGATATTACGATTAGTCGTAAGTGGCTGCTAGAGCAAAGCGATAGATTGCTTTGGCACGAACATAATAAGCGTGTGCGGGAAAAAAACACGGCTGAATTGTTTCCCGATGAGTTGTCCGATAAGATAGGTCGTTCACAAGAATACGTTTGTGGTATCATAAAGAACGCAATCTCACACGCTAAATTATGCAAGAAACTCCACAGCAACACGCCCTGACCTTTGTCGAGAATGATGGCCCTAACGTCGTTGCCCTGAAGTCGGCATACGATAGGACAACCACCGAACTCGGCACCTATTTCAATCAGTGTGTGAATAGTAGCGACTACCGTCGTTGCTATTGGCCTGGTAAGTCTAGTGACCTCCGCAAGCATGGCGGTGATGCGTTCCCGTGGGAAGGTGCGTCTGATACGGAAGCCCGTGTCATTGACGAGAAGATTAGCACCTACGTTTCCATTTTCACTTCTGCCTTGGCTAAAGCTAACATCCGCGCCTATCCCGTGGAGTATAGCGACGAAAGCCGTTCCCGTGTTACGAGTGCGTTCCTCAAGTGGATGCTGTCCACCTACATCCCACGTTTCAAAGAAGAGATGGAGCTGGGTGGCAACTACCTGTTAGAGCGTGGTCTGATGGTTACTTACGTTGGCTGGGAACGTATGGAGAAGAAGTTCTTACAGAAGATTGACTTGCAGCAAATTGCAGCCACCAGCCCAGAGCTGGCCCAGCTCATCATCGAAGGCAAGAATGACAAAGAAGTCATTGCCATGCTTCGCACGGTCTATCCCGATGTCATTGAGAGCCGCGCCAAGAAAGCCTTGAGCGAACTCCGCAAGAAGGGTGTTAGCGAGCTTCCCATTAGCCGTCTTAGCGTTGATCGGCCCTACGTTCAAGCGTGCGCCCCTGATGGCGATGTGTTCTTCCCATCCTATTGCCTAGACCCACAACGCGCCCCATTCGTCTTCTATCGCACCTTCCTCACCGTGCAGGAAGTGCTGTCTCGCGTAACGTCCGATGGTTGGGATGAGAGCTGGGCGGAGTATGTCGTCACGCACTTCCGAGGCGTGAACACCTACAACATGGAGAGCGTCTATGCTACTCGCTCCACAGGTCTTTCCAAGTATCGCCAGCAATATAATGCTGACGAACTCATTGAGATTGTGTACGCTTTCCAGCGTCTCATTGACCCAGAAGATGGAAGCGAAGGTATCTATCGCACCATCATGCACCCCAAGTTCACGGGCGCTGCTGATGTGCAAGCCTACGCCAAATTTGAATTGCTGAACGGGTACAACGACTACCCATTTGTTGTAACCCGTTTGAGCAATGATTCTAAGCGGATGTATGACATCCAGACGTTTCCTGAGCTGCTTCGTGGCTATCAGGACAGCGTTAAGACCGAGCGCGACAGCCGTACAGACCGTAATAGCATGGCTACGCTGCCTCCCATCATGCACCCCGTGGGCAATCCCCCGGCGGACTGGGGGCCAGGTCGTTTCGTTCCCTATCGCCGTGCGGGTGAGTTCTCGTTTGGCCCTGTTCCGCAATACAATCCAGGTAGCGTTGAAATGGAGAAGACGATGCTTCTCGCGGCTGATGACCTCGTTGGTCTCAATCCCGCCAATCCGCTCACCTCGATTCGTCAGCAGTTTTTTGTTTCAAAGTTCCTCAATCACGCCCGTGATGTTCTGAAGATGGCATTCAAATGCTATCAGCGCTTCGGCCCAGATGAGGTTTTCTTCCGTGTTACAGGTGTTGCCGATCCAATGAAGTATAACAAGGGCAACCCTGACGAGGACTTTGATATCACCGTCAGCTTCGACATTCTCAACAACGACCCTGATACTCAAGAAGCTCGTATGCAGCAGTTTGTCAGCTTGATGCAACTGGACAAGAATGGCCGCATCAATGCCGATGCCCTCCTAGAAGCTATGGCTTCGTCAATTGATCCCGTTATGGCCGATGCTATCTTGCAGCCAGCCGAGCAAGCCCAGCAGCAAGTGGTCAAGCAAGTCACGGAAGACCTTTCTAAGATTTATGCTGGCATTGAGGTGGGTGCTCGTCCTAACGGCGCTCAAATCGCCATGCAGGTGCTTCAGCAGTATGCCCAACAGCCTGATGTGGCTCAACGCCTCCAACAGGATGAGAGCTTCCGCACTCGCCTAGAGAAGTACGTAAACCAATATCAATTTGCTTTACAGCAGATGCAGAACGCTCAGATTGGCAAGCTAGGCACAGCCCCAGCGCAGATGGGTGAAATGAATACGCAGGGAATGCAGCAACAATAATTTATGGCACTATTCGGAAACTCGCGTCATCCGCTCCAGCAACAGCTAGACTATCTGGCTGATAAAGAACAGTTCTTAGACTTTCTTGACTATGTAGCGGCTGGCCGCGAGGCCGCTATTGCCCAGCTTCATCGAGCAAACGAAGGTCGTATCCGTGAGATTAGTGGGCGCATTCAAGCGTTGGATGAAATCCTGACGACTTGTAACTATATGGCCCTGTCCGCAAAACGCATCAAGCGACTCTGACATTATTCTGCGAGGTGTTACAATAAAGCCTCGCAATTCTTAGCGGCGTAAAGGCTAAGGAAAAATAATGTCAACAGAAGTCCAAACGGCTAACGCTGGAGCCGCCCAAAAACCAGTGAATACATCCAACATATCTGCGAGTGGCTTTGTCACTCAAAGGTATAAAGCCCAAATGGAGGCTGCTAAGGCGCAAAAATCGCCCCCGCCACCCCCAGTTGAGGAGAAGCCAATTCCTGAGCCAGAAGCTGCGGAACCTACTGAACAGCATCAAGAGCCTGTTCAAGAAAGCCCACAAGCCGATGTTCAAGAAGAAGCCAAAGTTCTTTCTAAGGACGTTGAGATAGAAAACATGAGTGAAGCGGAGCTTAAAGAGCTGGCGTCTAAACTTGGAAGCAAAGCTGTCGCTCGATTCGGTGAACTCACCGCCAAGCGCCGCGCTGCTGAAGAGCAACTGGCCCAACTCCAAGCTGAACTCGCTCGTCGTGAAGAGTCTGCTCCACTTGAAGCTAAAGTGGAAAACAACCCATACGCCTCCGTTGCTACACCTGATGAACTTCAAACGAAGTTTACAGAGGTCAACGAAGTAATTGATTGGGCGGAAGACCTTCTAGATCGAAGTGAAGACCTTGCTGCCGACGACGTTGTTGCTAACGTCAATGGCAAGGAATACACCAAGCGCGACGTAAAGGATGCTGCTAGAAAGGCTCGCAAGGCGCGAGATACCTATATACCAGCTCAACAAAAGGAAATTAAACTTGCACAAGATCGCACAGTCTTGCGTCAAGCCCTAGTTGAACGTTCCAAATCGGAACTATCCTGGATGCAAGGCGATGACAACGACATCCGTAAGCAATATGAGGCAATGATGAGTGATGAGCGACTGAAGGGTTTAGAGAAGGCTCTACCTGACTTGGCTCCACAAATCCCGTATCTCCTCGCTCATGCGGCTAATAGTTTGTATGCTCGTCGGCCAGTGGATGCTAAACCATCCGTTAAACTGTCCCCGAACAGCCCGATCATTAACCAGTCTGCCGACTCCCTCAAGCCTGAAGTTCGCCAGAACAAGGCTTTGAAAGACCTCAGCGAACGATTTGGAAAATCGTCTAGTTATAAGGACTTCGCAAAACTTCGTGCTCTTCAACATACTAAATCTTAATTATCATGGCCTTTTCAAACACCTATTCGACAACAAATCCAGGTTCCGCTGTTTCTAACCGCGAAGACCTCACAGACGTTCTGACGATCCTCGCGCCAGAAGAAACCCCCATCACATCGCTCGCCAAAAAGAGCAAAGCCACTGCCACTTACAATGAGTGGACCGTTGACTCTCTCGCTGCTCCAGTTATTGCTGGCGTGCGCGAAGGTCAAGACATCTCGTCCTTCACGGACAAGTTCTCTGGCCGCGCCCGTCTCGGCAACTACATTCAACTGTTCCAAAAGAACTACATGGTGTCCCAACTCCAAGACGCCGTTGAGTCCGTTGGCCCAGCCAAGATTGCTGAAGCCGAGGCGAAAGCCATCCGCGAAATGAAACGCGACATCGAAGCCACTGTTGCTGGTACGCAAGACCGCGCTGTGGAAGATGGCAGCACAACCGCCTATGCCCTCCGTGGCCTTGGCGACTGGCTCGATAGCGCTGGCCCAGCCGACGTTCCATCGGACTATCGCACACCTGCTGGTTCGATCAACGGTGCTGGCACCGCCCTCACTGAGTCCGTATTCAACGGTCTTGTTGCCTCGATCTTCAACAAAACAGGCACCGTTGATGCCCTCACGCTCGTTGCTGGTACAACCCTCCGTCGCACCATTTCTGGCTTTGCCCGTTCTGACGGCAACTCCAGCGAGAACGTGTTCCATGTCAACCAGATGGCGACCGACAAAGAGATTACCCTCTCGGTCAACACCTATGACAGCGACTTCGGCCTCATCACCGTCATCAACGGCAACCCTGCTTGTATGCCTTCGACCTCGTATGGCTATCTTATCAACCCAGACTACATCGGTATCGCTGAATTGATGAGCATCGGTAGCACCCGTCTTCCAAATCAAGGCGGTGGCGAACGCGGCTTCATTGACGCTGCGCTCACCCTCCAGGTTCACTCGCCCCTTGCCCACGGCAAGATCACAGCGATTGCCTAATTGGTAGTTAGCTAACCCCCCCAAGGCTTGTGTGGTATAATCCGCGCAAGCCTTTTTTATGGAAATTATTACCAAATTGCCTCGGAGTTTTAACGGCGATGCCGACCGAGCATTGTTGAATGAGCTGCGTTATGGCGTTAAATTGAAGGAAGCGTGGGAAAACGAGCGCGAGAAGATTTGCGCCCAGCACGCTGACAAGATCAAAACCGCCCAGAAAGACGGGTTTAAGAGCCTTCGTTGTGTAGCTGTCACCCCAGCATGGGAGTGGTTCAATATGCGTAATAAATACGGCGCAGAGGCCATGCGTGACCGTGGCTTTATGAAAGACTATCAGAAACGCTTCCCTCATCTCAGTCCCAATAAAATCTAATGGCTAACGGAACATACAGCGACCTTATTCTTCGGGTGCAAGCTCTTGCTGGCATTAGCGACTTTACGCCCACCGAACTCACGTTCCTTACCAGTTTGGTCAATCGTAGGGCTAATATGGCCTACGAAGCCACTGATTATTGGCCGCGCTACCTCGTTGCGGGTGAAATTCGTAGCCTTAAAACCAGCACAGTTAATGCTGGATCGTTTGTTGTTGGAACAACTTACACCATTCTTACGGTGGGTAGCACCAACTTTGTATCAATTGGCGCGGCTTCTAATACAGTTGGAGTGGTCTTTGTAGCCACAGGCGCAGGCACAGGAAGTGGAACAGCCACGCTTAACAGCAACATCGTTCCTTTCACCCAAGCGGGCAAGGATACAATTGATACGTTCCTTCGCATACACAAGACTTACCAGCCGTTCTATCTCTATTCGTCCGTAGAGCTTGAGTATTACGTCAATAATGACGGCGCTCACCTAGTTGGCGACACGGCTCCATCTACCAGCACCTATGTCACTTACAAGATGGTATGGGATGGCCCATACACCACAGCCAGCACCAACATCCCTGGCGAATGGTTTGACTACATTGCCCATGCCGTCTATGCTGATTTCCTACGTCAAGATGGTCAAAATGAGAAAGCAATCATTGAGGAAAATGTCGCAAAAGGCATTCTTGATGACCAACTTCAAAAGACTGATGTTTCCCGCGCAACTGGTATGATGGCTCATCGTATCTCAACCCATAATTCCCGCTCCTTCCGCCGATGAATAGCTTTGTTGTTAATCTCTATCCTAAACCCAATGGTACAGCCGCTAGTCAGAATCTGACGGTAGCTGGAACAGCCGTACAATTTGACCCAGCCACCTTTGACTTTAAGACCAATGCGTTCTTTGTCACGGTGCACGCTGCTGCGGTGATTGTTACGTTTGACGGCACGACGCCCACGGCGTCCAATGGTCATGTCCTTCCTAATAATTGGTATGGCTGGTGGAGCAAGGACGCTGCTATTGCAGCCAAACTCCTGCGCCATGCAGGTACTTCTGCCCAAGTAACCATCAGTCAATTTACTAACTAATATGTCTAACGCAAAAGTAGTCAATGGCCCGATGCAGGTGATTGCTCAGTCTGGCACAACCCATCGCAACCTCACTGTTTCTTCTACTGCGGCCAACTTCATTGGCGCGGCCCTAGCTGCTAACACAAGCCATGTCTATTGGACGTTAGCTGGTGCGGATATGCGTTTTACCATTGATGGTACAACCCCCACTGCTTCTGATGGTCACATCATCAAAGATGGTAATAGCGGCATTTGGAGCCGTACATGGGCTGAATCCACCAAAGTAATTGCTGTCAGCGGTTCTGGCGTCTTCACGATTAGCGAACTCAACTACCTCTAAAATGTCCGGACTATTCGACCAAATCACCAACTATTCTCCGCCCCTTTTAACTGCCGGACAGGTCAATTACAAAGGGACATGGAGCGCGGCTGCTAACTCTCCTACGCTTGTTGATCCTCCTGCGGCTACAAGCAAGGGCGACTACTACGTTGTAAGCGCGGCTGGCACGCAATTTTCTATTAGCTTTGCGGTTGGTGATTGGATTATCAGCAACGGTACGGCTTGGGAGAAGGTGGACTTGACGGACGCTGTTTCTAGCGTGTTTGGTCGCACAGGGGCTGTTGTTGGGGCGAGCACGGACTATTCGTCTGTTGGCCTTACAAACACGGCTATTGGGGCTTCTAGCCCATCTACGGGTGCTTTTACAACGGTTACGGCAAGCAGCACAATCGCGGCTACTGGTGCAGTGACGGGCAGCAATCTTAGTGGTACGAACACAGGTGACCAGACCATCACCCTTACAGGCGGCGTCACGGGTAGCGGTACAGGCTCATTTGCGGCTACGGTGGTCACCAATGCCAATCTAACGGGCGCGATCACCTCAGTAGGCAATGCCACCTCACTCGGCTCTTTCTCCTCAGCCAATCTTTCGGCTGCGCTCACGGATGAAACGGGCAGCGGCGCGGCGGTGTTTGCTACCAGCCCAACCCTAGTCACGCCAATCCTCGGCACGCCATCCAGCGGCACGCTATCGAGCTGCACGGGTCTGCCCATCAGCACAGGCGTCTCTGGTCTCGGCACGGGCATCGCTACGGCACTGGCGGTTAATACTGGCAGCGCGGGTGCTCCGGTGTTGTTTAACGGTGCGCTGGGCACGCCTACAAGCGGCACGGTCACGAACCTTACAGGCACGGCGTCCATCAACATCAACGGCACGGTGGGCGGGACGACGGCTAACACAGGCGCGTTTACGACGTTGAGCGCGAGTGGTACGATCACGAAGAACAACACGGCAGCAACCAACTCGCTTGCATTTTTTTCTTCCGGTTCAACTACTGGAGCGGTTTATACAAATCTTGGAAACACCGGAAATAACATTTACGCAGGAGTCGAAACCTCAGCAGGTAATACGTTTGTAATTGGTTCAACAGCTTACGATGCTTTTATAACTGACGTTAATGGCGTCGGACTCACTGTTGGTGTAGGTCAAAGCAAGATCGGTCGTTTCTCCTCCACCGGACTCGCTGTGACGGGCGCGTTGAGCAGCACAGGTAATTACAATGTAAGCGCAGGATTCAAACTTACGCAAAATACAAATGCTTATGTTACACCAGAAGATAATGTAAGAGGTGCAGTATTAGCCGGAACAGGTGCAGCATATTTAATGGCAGGCGGTTCTGTTATTGCTGGAGCTACCTCCACCGGACTCGCGGTGACCGGCGCGTTGTCGAGCACTGGCGTCATGATTGCCAACGGAACTTCTGTTGGAGGTTTTGGAGGTCAATCACCTATTAGCGCACTCTATCAAGTTTCCGTAGTTAATACTGACCAAGATGGTGGAACTCAGGTTCTTTATGGAACATCTACCTATGCCATCAATAAAGGTGCTGCTACGGTTTATGGATTCAAATATAACACGGCTGGAGATTATGTAACAGCAGGTCGAGTTCGTGTGGCGAAGGAAAATTCTACGGACGGAAATTATTCCGGCTATCTTGCATTTGATACTCGCTTAAATGGCAGTGGACTATCGGAAAAAGTACGCATCGACTCCTCAGGCAACGTCGGCATTGGGACGACAAACCCAACAGCAAAAATTTATGCTGTCACTGCAGCTAATTCTCAAGGCTTGGTAATTACTGACAACACAAGTTCTGATTTTGAAGTTAAAGTTGGGGTTTCAACTGGCGTAGTTCGAGTTGGCTCACCAAGTGGAGCAATGTCATTTTCTACTGTAAACACCGAACGCGCCCGCATCGATAGCAGCGGTAATCTTTTAGTGGGAATGACTGGAACGCCATCTGGTACTCCTTCAGACCCAGTTGGTGTTTGTATATTTGGAGCATCTGCCACTGGAGCAACTGTACTTACCAGAGATTCCTTGAACCATGTTCTTTATGTAAATAACAAGACAAGTAGTGGAGGTTTAGTTAATTTTTTTAATGGTGGAAACACTGTTGGGGATATTACATCCAATGGAACCATTACGATTTATAATACTACATCTGATTATCGCTTAAAAGACATTACTGGCCCGCTTACAGACAGCGGAGCGTTTATCGACGCTCTTAAACCTAAAGTGGGTACTTGGAAATCTAACGGTAGCAAGTTTGCAGGATTTTTAGCTCACGAATTTGCCGAGGTGTCTCCATCGTCGGTGAGTGGCGAAAAGGATGCCGTGGATGAAGAAGGCAAACCCAAGTATCAATCCATGCAAGCCAGCTCCGCTGAAGTCATCGCAAATCTAGTTGCGGAACTTCAGTCGCTTCGCCAACGTGTCGCCGCACTCGAATCCAACTAAAACACATGAATACCGAACAATCAAAACCCACCATCGAAATTAACGACCTCGTTGCCGTAGTCCAGCTCATTGACGTTTGCTCCACTCGCGGCGCGTTTCGAGGCGAAGAACTCGCAACGGTCGGTGCCATGCGCACCAAGTTTGCTGAGATTGTAAAATCCCAGCAACCGCCCGCGCCAGTTCCCGAGGCACCGAAAGCCGAGTAAAATGGCTGTTCGTCGTAAACATGGAGAAGTCCGCGATGATGGAATGGTGTTTTGGCACTACCATCCAAATGGATCAGAATACTGGGTGAACAAAAGCCAGTATGAAGCCATGCAATTACGGCGAACAAATAGGACTAAAGAATATGAGTTAGCCAATCGTGAAAAAATCGCCGAAAGAATAAGGGTTTATCGAAAACTTAACCCAGAAAAAACCATTCAAATAAGGCAAGAATTTTATCGCAAAAACAGAGCAAAGATTCTAGAAAAAGGTAGGGCTTATTTTTCTGCCAATAAAATTAAAAGAGCAGAATATAAAAAAAGACGAGCCAAAGTCGATCCAGTGTTTCGTTTAACGCTCAGTTTACGATCTCGCCTATGCCAAGCATTTAAAAAACAAGGAGTAGATAAGACTTGTTCTACCTTTAAACTGACTGGTTGTAGTCGTGAGCAACTCAGAAATCATCTTGTATCACAATTTAAAGAAGGAATGACGCTTGATAATTATGGACGGAAAACATGGCACATTGATCATATTCGCCCATGCGCGTCTTTTGATTTATCCGATCCAGCTCAAGCAGCAGCTTGTTTTCACTATTCCAATCTTCAACCGCTTTTTGCTGAAGAAAATTTGATCAAATCAGACAATTATTAAGTCATGCCAAACACAAACGACACGAATTGGCGCAGCTACGTTGGCCCACAGGACAACAAAAAGCTGGTTACGTCCGAGAACTGGCAAGCTCCAAGCGACCCTAAGCAATGGGACGACTTGTTCAAGTGCTCCAACGTGAGCAACCTTGCGGCTCGCGGATTAACTATCCCCGCCAGCCGCGAGGATTCTATCGACTGTGTGCGCGGTAGCAATTACCTGATTCAGTCCTGCACGATTCAAGGCTCGGTCACGGTCAAAGGCGCGATTGACGGATTTGAACTCAATAACTGCGTCATCAGCGGCACCGTCGAGTTGGGCCAGTATGACAATTATTGGACGCGAGGCCGCGCTCCGACGCGCAACGTGTCCCTAATCAACTGTTGCTCACCGGATGGCTCTCCGATTCGCGTTAAGCTCTGGGACGCAGAGATGCCGTTTGTGCAGAATACCAATCTAAAACTGGTCAAGATACCAAAGTGGATTTGGTTGCCTTACTTTTTGTTCCGCCGTTTGACGAATCCGAAAGCTGTATAAGCCATGCTCGATCTTATCACAAATGCTCTCGGTGGCGGTGCGCTCGGTGTCTTGCTCCGCATCGGCAACGGTTTTTTTGAGAACTACAAGGCCGGACAAGATCACAAGCGTAAGCTAGAGGAGGCAAAGGCGATGGCCGAGATTGC